GAGAGAAATGGTTTCAAGCTACGTAACACAGGCAATGATACCAATGCTATCAGCATGTGGGGACGTGAGCAGGAAGTTACCAAGTGGGTATCATCAAAGCAGTTCAAAGAACTGGTTGCTGCCTAATGAAGCTACCTCGTTACACGTATCAGAGGTATACACCGAAGGGGGTGCGAACATTCAGGTTCAATCCCCCAAGTCAACTTATTGACAGTGGTGTAGTATCTCGCAGAGAGCTAGGACAAAATTACAACGAAGCGAAAAGGATAGCTACAGATCTGAACAAACTGATAGATGAATATCGTCAAGAGAAACTGACAGAGTTATCAGTTACCAGATCAACTACCCTGTCAGAACTTTGTGACATATATCTTTTGTCTAATGATTTCAATGCCTTACGTGAGTCTACTAAAGCAGATTATATATACTTTATTAGGATACTTTGTCTAGATTTAGGTGAGAAAAAGTGGCATACTATATCTAGTAGGTTGGCTAAGAGGACTTATGAACTATGGGTCAAACGTGGTGTATCACTTGCAAACCATGTGTGTAGTGTAGCATCTCGTGTATACAACTATGCAACTGAGATGGAGTATGGGAATCACAATCCTTTCTCTGCTATCAGACGCAAAGCACCACAACCTAGACGTGTAGTGTGGGCAAAGGAACAGGTGCGTCAATTTCTTGACTTTGCATACAACAAGTATGAGTATAGAAGTATAGGTTTGATTGTCCACATGGCATACGAATGGTGTCAAAGGATAGGTGACATGCGTCTACTGCAATGGGATAATATAGACTTGGACAAGGGACAGCTACATCTTGAGCAATCTAAGCGTAGATCTAAGGTATTTTTGCCTATAGGTGACGAGCTATACGAGATGTTGCTACAGCAAAAGGCAGACTTTGGCTTTCAACAGTACGTAGCACCTAATTTAAGACCCATACAGGGCAAGTTTGTACCTTATGGGTTGGAAAGTGTATCAAAGATAGGAAGACGTGCTATGAAGCAATCTGGACTGCCTGACGAGCTACGTCTGATGGATCTTAGACGCACAGGAGTTACAGAAATGATTGACAGTGGTGTCCCGATGGGGCAACTTATGTCTGTCACAGGGCATACAAACGTACAGTCTGTAAAACCCTACATGAAACACACATTTGAGAGTGCTAAGAATGCTCTCAATACAAGGAGTAAATATAATGTATAACTTATATAGTATACTTAATAATATAGAAGAACTATCTAATGGTGAAACTAAAAGGTTAGACTGTCCTGAGTGTGGTGGGTACAAAACTTTTACTGCCACAAACAACATGGGTAGACTACTTTGGAATTGTTACAAAGCATCGTGTAGTATCTCAGGATCTAAGCCTGTGCATATGTCAGTGAATGATATACGTCAGGCTATTGAACGGAAAGAAAAAGCACAAGAGGGATTTGTAATGCCTGAACATGTTGTACCATATAGAGGACAACCTGACGTTACTAGGTTCATGGAGAGGTTTGACTTGATGGGTGGACTGTATCACGATGTAAAAGATAATCGTGTTGTGTTTCCAATCATACAGGATGGTGTAGTTGTGGACGCAGTTGGGCGAAGTCTTAAAAATAGTTTGCCTAAATGGAAAAAATATGGGAATAGTGGCTTGCCATTTACATCTGGTTGTGGTAAAGTCGCTGTAGTTGTTGAGGATTGTGTCAGTGCCGTTATTGTAGGTAGTGACGTGTATGTTGGGGTTGCTGTGTTAGGCACGTCACTGTCAGACATACACAAGAGGTATCTGTCACAGTTCTCTTCAGCTATCATAGCTTTAGACCCTGACGCACTACCCAAGGCTATGGAATTTTTTAAAGATTTAAAGAGTGTAGTAAATGATGTACGAGTGTTACGATTAACTGATGATTTGAAGTATAAGCATCCTAACGACATTGAAAAACTAACAGCAATAGGAGAACAGATAAATGGAAACAGCATTAATTCGTAGTTTGATGGACAAAGACTTCTATGATGACCATAGAGGTATCAAGTGTCCCGATAAATTGTTTGGCAAAGATCTGCGTAAGATTAAAACATCTGTAGATTATGCCATGCAGAGATACAACAGGACTGTAACACCTGATGAGGTTGAAGCACTGTTTATGTCAGGTAATCCAACCATGACTACAGCACAGAAGCAAGCATTCAGTGACTTGTTCTTACGTGTCAAGAAGGAGACACCACTTGGCAAGGATGTAGCACAAGAGGTCTTGTCTAAATTATTTCAACAAGTGATTGGTGAAGAGATAGCTAACCTAGGCTTTGATTATGTGAATGGTTCTCAGACTAGCCTTGAACCCTTGCGTAATCTGTTGGAGAGGTACAACGATGACTTCATACCTGCACTTAACGTAGAGTGGGCAGATATATCTATTGACAATCTGCTTGCCAAGAATGACTTGGAAGCACGTTGGACGTTCAACATACCTAGCCTGACTCGCAAGATAGAGGGTGTAAATGAAGGACATCTTATCGAAGTTGGAGCTAGACCCAACACAGGTAAGACATCTTTTCATGCATCCATGATTGCAGGTGAGAATGGTTTTGCCCGACAGGGTGCTAAGTGTATTGTTTTATGTAATGAAGAAGCAGTACACAGAGTTGGTATTCGTTATCTCACAGCAAGCTCTAACATGGATCAGTACCAGATAAAGGACGATCCTAAGTTAGCTAATGAGAGGTACGATTCTGTTAGGCAGAATATTAAATTATATGATTGCACAGGTCGTGATATGGCATGGGTAGAAAGCGTAGCCAAGTCGTACAAACCTGATGTGATGGTGCTAGACATGGGTGATAAGTTTGCCAAGACAGCAGGGTTTGCCCGACAGGACGAAGCTTTGAAAGCAAATGCTATCCATGCTCGTACTATTGCAAAGCAGTATGGTTGTGCCGTGTTCTACATGTCACAGTTATCTGCCGAAGCAGAGGGCAAGGTTATACTTAACCAAGCCATGATGGAAGGTAGTAGAACAGGTAAAGCTGCCGAAGCTGATCTGATGCTACTGCTTGCCAAGAACCCTGAGGTAGAGGGCGAAGACGAGTCCTCTCCACAACGACACATTAACGTGGTCAAAAACAAACTGTCTGGTTGGCATGGCAAGATTGTCTGCGAACTAGACTACAAGACAGCGAGGTACACAGCATGAATAAACTACAACCAGTAAAAGGTGCATACTACAGAAGATTTCAACCTGAGTCATACAGGGAGAATGATGGTAAAGCAAAACAAATAGTAATGGACTACTTAGAAAGAAACGGACATACAAACTTGTCAGCAGGTGAAAACTTTTCTTTTGATATTAGTTCAGAAAAGAATGGACACAAGTATTATTCTGAGGTAGAAATGAAGAATCAGTGGAATCGAATGATACCACCGACTGCCATTGCAAATTGGAATCCAACATGGAAGGAGATACGTATACCACATCGTAAAATAAAATTAATAAATAAATTTAGGGACATGGACGATAATTCATTCTTTAACTTTTATGTAATCCGTAGTGACTGCAAGTACGCTTGGAGAATCAAGGACTTTCAGATGACACAGGAATCTATAAAAGAAGTCTGGCTATCTAATGCAAGACGTAAAGAACATTTCTTTCATATACCTTTTGAAGAAGCAGAACTAGTTAAACTAAAGGACACAGTATGAGATTGATATTAGACGTAGAGAACAATGTAACCAAGCGTGGTGACAAGCTACATCTTGATCCATTTGAGCCTGACAACTGCCTAGTTATGGTAGGCATGAAGACGGACAACTGGGAAAGAGTAGTAACGTTTGAGCATTCGACTGAGCCACCGACTCCCAACGGCTTCAATATAGTGCAGGAGCAACTAGATAAAACTACTGTGCTTGTGTGTCACAATGTTGCACACGATTTGATCTGGCTGTGGGAGTCAGGCTTCAAGTATGACGGTATTGTATTTGATACTATGCTAGGTGAGTATGTGCTACAGCGTGGACAGAAACAACCTCTGTCGTTAGAACAATGTGCAGAACGATACAATCTAGATACA